AATAGAACGGATATTCAATTGGAAAGGCAACTATGAGAGTTGAACTTGTGGAAACAGGACGAGGGCAGAGAATTGAGATCAATCTTGGCGGCGGGATGATTCATTCTGTCACCAAGGAGGAAGCCTTGGTGTTGGCAAATCGGATAATTGAATTGTGCCGTCCGGCGGAAGAGCCAGTGTGCAAATGTGGTCATGAGAGATTTAGTCATAGCCCAACGCAAGCCGGGTACGGTGAATGCGACATTATTGGTTGTGATTGCAATTCTTACAAATCACCTAACCAAAACTGAATGGCATAACCGTCGTAGACAATAGTGAATCAGGAAAGGATAACGATGTCGAGAGTCTATAACAGAGTGTTCGAACCCGAGATCTGGGAGCAGGTTAACCCGCAAAACAAGGAACTCTTGGATGATTTCATCCTCGACCTTCGCGAGAACAAACGCTCCCCCATTACGATCCAGCAGTATTACTCGGATTTACGCGGCTTCTTCTGCCATCTGTACCACGCCTACAGCAACCGGTTTGTCCTGGAGTTGACGCGTAAGGACCTGAAGCGCTACGCCCTGGCTCTGGTCGAAGAGCGGCATTTGTCGAACGCTAGGCGCAACGTGCTGATTGCTAGCCTGCACAGCATGCTCGAGTACGCTGAAATGGATGATGACTGGCAATACGAGATCAATGCTTCCCGATTGATCAAGAGCCTTGTAAAAGAGCCTGTGAAGCCGATCATCTTCCTGCCTGATGCCGTGGTGATGGACTTGTTCAACAAACTCATGGACCACCAGGATTATCAGAAGGCAACTATTCTGATGTTGGCGTATGAAAGTGCCGGCCGGCGCGCTGAGCTGGCGCAGGTGGAAAAGCATTCCTTCCTGGATCCTGCCAGGAACAATACGAACATTGTCGTTGGTAAAGGCCGCAAAAAATTCAGCCTGGTCTATTTCGACACGACCCGCCAGGCGGCACTTAAGTGGCTCGAGCAGCGTGGCGAGGATGATATCGCTGATCTATTCATTGCCGGTGACCCTGGCGCCCGGCGCGAAGCCAATCCGATGGACGCGTTCTACATGTTTAAAGCCATGAGAGCGTTGCTGGCGGATCTGCCCGGCGATGACGAACTTGAATTCGGCACACACTCCATGCGGCACTCGGCTTTAACTAACTACAAGAACGGCACGCATCATGTGTGCCGTGACTTGGGTAAGCCAGGCTTTTCCCTCGACCAACTTCAGCGTCTTGCCCACCATGATTCGGTCGACACGACCCAGGGGTATTTGCCGGACATTACCAACGAGGAGCTCGAAGGGATGTTCGGAATCGAGATTAAGTAAGGCTATGAAAACGAGTAAGAAGACCGATCCTGTAATCAGGTTTCAGGCACAAGTTCGGAGTATTAAAACACTGGTAAGCGGTGGCATGGATGTAACCCTGTCACTGTCAGATAAGGACATTAAGAAAATATCGAGATTATTGGAGTGTAAGAAATCGAACGCATTACTGGAAGTTTCGGCAGTCGTGATAAAGCCGGAGCCAAAATTGAAAGAGAAGAATGTCAAATCAAGACCAAAACGAGTCCAGCGATACCCCTATCGAGCTAACTCTTGACGATTTAGCTTTTATCGCCGCATACTTCGAGGAGAATATGATTGGCACGCGGGCATATATGAAGCTGCATCCGAAAGCAGCCTATGACACCGCGCGTGTGGCAGCGTCTGTCGCTATAACAAAACCTAACATTAAGGCAGAAATCAAGCGGCGGTTAGACGAGCGAGCCATGAGTGCCGAAGAGGCAATCTACCGCCTGGGCGAGATCGGCAGGGCCGACCTGTTCCCGTTTATTCGGATCGACGATGACGGGTTTGTCTATTTCAACTTCGCAGACCCGGAAGCCAAACGGCATTTGTTCCTAATCAAGAAGATTAAATCCAAGCGTGAGCGCCGCCTGGAAGGAAAAGGAGACGATGCAGAAGCATGGGAGGGCGAGTGGGTTGAGGTTGAATTACACGACGCCCACGCGGCATTGCGCGACATCCTGAAGATACACGGCAGGTTTATTGACAGAACGGATCTCACCACCGGCGGCGAGAAACTCCCTGCCGCTGTCGTAAATGTGTACTTGCCAGACAACGGCAGGGATAAATGACGACAAGATGATTGACCAAACCGAAATTATTACAATAAAACCCCAAAGGAGACAAGAGATTTTCTTGTCAACCCCCGCGGATTTCGCTATCTACGGTGGTGCGGCGGGAGGCGGAAAAACGTGGGCGCTCCTCATGGAGCCGCTGCGACATATCTCCAATAAGGATTTTGGCGCGGTAATCTTCCGGCGCACCATCCCTGAAATTACAAACGAAGGTGCTCTATGGGACGAGGCTGCGAAAATTTATCCACTCCTGGACGGCAAGCCAAATGAAAATGACAAGCAGTATACATTTCCAAAGGGTATGCGTGTGTCGTTTGCCCATATGCAGCACGAGAAGGATAAATTCTCTTGGAAATCGGCACAAATCCCATTGATTGAGTGGGACCAATTAGAGACATTCAGTGCGTCACAAGTCTTTTATATGTTATCCAGGAATCGTTCCATGTGCGGCATAAATCCATACATGAGAGCCAGTGCCAACCCGGAGCCGGGCTGGCTGGCAGATTTCCTCGACTGGTGGATCGACGAGGACGGCTGGGCAATTCCTGAGAGAAGCGGTGTGATCCGCTGGATGGTCCGAGAGAATGACAAGACGTATTGGGGCGACGACCGCGAGAGTCTGCAAGCTGAGCACCCCAAAAGCACGCCCAAAAGCGTGACGTTCATTCTGTCAACGGTCTATGACAACCAGATCCTTTTGGATAGTGACCCTGGCTATCTCGCCAACCTGCAAGCCCTGGACTATATCGAAAGGCAAAGGTTATTAGGCGATGGTGTGCGCGGCGGGAACTGGAAAGTGAAGCCGTCGGCGGGCAAGGTATTCAATCGGGCATGGTTCGAGGTTGTGGACGCGGTCCCGGCCGGGGACAAGGTCATACGCTTCTGGGATTTCGCCGCAACGGAAAAGGAAATCTCGCAAGCCAAAAAGGGAAACGACCCGGATTACACATCCAGCACAAAGGCAACGCTGGTGAACGGCATTACCTATATTCTGGGTATGACCAATGAACAAATGAGTCCGGCGCGGACGAACACCACTCTAAAGAATGTGGCTGAGCAGGACGGCAAGAAAGTTGCCATCCGATTCGAGCAGGAGGGCGGCGCGTCCGGGAAACGAGATGCCTATAACGTTGTCACAGCCCTGCAGGGCTTCGATATTCAAGGCGTTCCATCGACAAAAGATAAGGTCAAGCGCGCACAACCGTTGGCAGCGCAAGCCTTGGCCGGGAACGTCAAACTTCTGCGTGGGCCGTGGAATGAGGAATGGCTCACCCAAATGCACGGTTTTCCGGATCTGCCTCACGACGACATTCCCGATTCTGCATCAGGCTGCTATAACGCACTGACGGGCCCACAGGTGGCTGGTACATTCGGAAGAAGGAGATAAATAAGAATATGGCAACAACCAAAAAGATCACACGTGCGCCAGCGCACAGTGCCAGTCTAACGAAGCCCGAACTGGCAGCGAAGTTAAACCAGGTGCAGCACCAAACAGGGCTACTCCTGCAGATGAATAACACCCTCGTCCGGCGTGCTGAGATCGCCGCAGGACTTGGCAAGCAGTTCGGCGGGGACCGCGACCTGTACGAGGTGTTCGGCTATCCCAAAAACCCGCAATATGAGGATTACCTGAATATCTACGAACGCGACGGGCTGGGGACTCGGATTGTGGACGCGGTGAGCGACGAGACATGGCGCGAACGTCCGTTATTGGTAGAGGGAGAGAACGTCAAGATCGATGAACTCGACGACCCGGGACCGCTGCAAAAGGAATTTGCGGAGCTGGATGACCAATTCCACTTGCTCTCCGCCTTCAACGAGGTAGACGCCGCCTGCGGGATCTCCCGCTTCGGACTGATCTTCCTGGGACTGCCCGGCGAGCTGGATGTCGAGGTCAAAGGACGGGCGAAGCTCATGTACGTCAACGTCTACGATGAGGGCAACGCGCTCATCGACGAAACGACAATCATCCGTGACCCTGCCGATCCACGATTCGGCCTGCCAGAGCGTTACCAGATCGCGGTCGACGACAGGACCAAAGCATATAAGAACGTACACTGGTCCCGCGTGATCCATGTCAAGGAAGGGACGGATAAGCGCAGTTACCGGCGCGTGTACGGCAACGCGCGACTCAAGAATATGATCAACCGCCTGTGGGACCTGGAAAAGGTCGTGGGGAGTGGGAGTGAGGCGTTTTGGCTGCTCATTCGCAAAGGTCTGGCGATCACGGCCAAGGAAGGCATGACGCTGCCATCCTCAGGCACGCAGGAATACAACGACATGGTGGACGAAATCGAAGAGTACGAACACGGTCTGAGCCGCATCATGAAACTGATGGGGCTGGACGTGACAGACCTGGGAAGCGAGCCCGTGTCTAGTCGTGACCAGTTCGATGTGGTCACCGACTACTTGGCGGGCACAAGCCGGATCCCCAAGCGCATCCTATTGGGGAGTGAGCGCGGGGAACTTGCCAGCTCGCAGGATGAATTCAATTTCGGAGCGTTCATAAAATCCAGGCAGTCCAAATTTGCCGAGCCGTTCATCTTACGACCCGCCATTGATCGGCTAATGGATCTAGGCGTTTTGAAGAAGGTGGAGAAATACACAGTCATTTGGGAATCCTTGTTCCAGTTGACCGATATGGATAAATCCACCATCGCCACGAATATGGCCAACGCGATCAGTGCCGCCTCGGGCGGCGCCCCGGAAACGGTCATGCCGGTGGAAGTGTTTGCACAGCGGTACTTGGATTACAAGCCATCAGCTAAGGACTCTGCAAAGATCGAGGAGAGCAAAACCAAAGCCGACGAAGCCAACCGGCAGCCTCCCCCCTCCCCTACTGATGGACAGCCCCCATTTGAATCCCTGATCGATCCGTCGGGCAACGGCAACGGCAGAAGCCTGACGAATCAGGCAAGACTTAATCAGATACTCGCCAGGCTGGCAGAACCGTATCGCTTTACCGGATATATCCATCTCAACGAAGGTACGCTGGACAGCTGGCGCTCCGGCACATTCGTGATGACCATCAACCAGGACGGCGAGAACAGCCATTCGGCCATGATCGCGTTCAAGATTCCCGATGTGCTGCGGGTTGATCTGGTAGCAGATTACCCGTGGATGCCGCAGGACATTGTAGATGAATTGCACATCACGCTCTGTTACCTAGGCGACATTCGCACCCTGCCGCGCGAGAAGATCGAGCAGGCAGTAGCCGCATTCGCGGCAGCCGCCAGACCGCTTAAGGTAGAGATGCAAGGCATAGGCCGTTTTGTGTCGGGGGCAGATACCGACCCGGTGGTGGCGACGTTCGACAGTCCCGGCGACGAACTTGGAGAACTCAGGCAGCGGCTGGTGGAGATACTGGACGTGAGCGGAGTCCCTTATCACGATAACCATGGATTCATCCCCCACATGACCATGAGCTACGTCGCGCGTGGTGAGGAAATGCCGGTGCAGACGGTCGAAAAGCTGGAAATGAATTTTGACAGCGTC